TTGTTATAGGTGTTTCTAAAAAAGGACCTGTTAATACACCAATTAGAGTTTCAACTGTTGGTGAACTTGAATCAATATTCGGTCAACTAGACAGAGGTCTAGAAAGAAAAGGTTCTTTCTTCCACAGAACTGTTTCTAAAATGTTAGAAACCGCTCCAGTGTTCGCATTGAATCTATTGGTTACTGATGATACACTTGATACAATAGAGTATCAATCTTTATCAACATCAGCTGGTTCTATGAATGATATAGAGAGATTGGGATCTTACAGAAGATTCTTTGATACTACTGGTTTCTGGAAAAGAGACACAGAGTCTTTCATTAACTTAACTAAGCCTAACATTGGATACAATGAAAGAGCATTTAGTATAACAAACTTATCTGATAGATATGTAACAGTATTTATTATTAAGTCACAGGTAACTGGATTTGATAGAACATTACTTGAATGGTATGGTTCTGTTGAAAAAATGCCACCTTATGTAAATGCTAATGATTACGCATCTGACTATTTAGTTGATGTTGTTGTAGTTGCTGGAGACTGGTCAAACTATCAAAACTTAGCAGTTGATACAAGATGGAGTGCATACTTCAACACATCTGGTTTAGTAAAAGGACAAATTAGAAATTTTGCTAATGATAGAAATGTCACATTATTATCTTATTATGAGGGATTATCTTTAATTCCTTACTTTAGAGATTTAAATGGTAGAAATATATTCATTGAAACAACTATAAATAGAGACACTGACTCAACTGGTTTATTCTGTGCATTCAATTCAGATTTAGTTGAGAAAGATTACTACACAGGTTTATTAGACTTGTTGGGTAATACTTTAGTTGGTAAAGGTGAAACATCAATTGATTTCCTTTCTTATAAAGAAACAATTGCTGAGTCAATAGAAATTACAAATACACCACTTGACTTACCAGGTAACGTTACCTCTTTATTAAGTAGTACTTATTCAGTTTCAAATAATCATTTACTTGGTGATTATTTCTATGGTCAATTTGCACACGCTTTCACTGGTGGTCCAAGTATTCTAAATACTGGGTCTACAACATCTGGTATAGTTGTAAATGAAAATAAAAGAACTTCTTGGTTCTCTGAAGGTGTTGTTTATGGTGTTAATTTGTCATCTGTTACTCCTACATTTGGTACAGTTTCAGTCGGTACTTCATCCGCTACATCATCTATTGCATTTACTTATAATGTAGCTGCTGGAGCTTACACAGTTATTGGTGACACTTATGTTCCAATTTCAGCTACTGCTACACTTACATTAAGTTCAAGTGATTATACAGCTACTACATCAACAGCTTCTTATACGGCAGCATTTACCGTTGGTTCAACTGGTGAGATTTCACTAGTTAAAACTACAACTGCTGATGTTTATCCAACTGTTGGAACAAGTGATATAGTTCTTGGTTATGTTGATGTTGATGTTAATGGTGGTTATTTTGTAAATACATCATCATCAACAAGTAATAATATTACTGTTGGTACTGCTGGTTATATCGACTTTAAATTCGGTACTGCATCTACAAGTGGTGATTATTACATTACTGAACCATCAACTGGTGTTATTAAAGTTGAGTTTATTGGTACAAGTGAGACTCCATCTGTTAAAAACTATGCACAATGGAGAAGATTCAAAATGTTCAATAGATTAGTTGATCTAATTGATGGGGCTAATAAGAATAAAATAACAATGTTGATAAATCCTACAAGTTATGAAAAATATAGTTTTGAGAATGTTACTATATCTGATATAGTTACTTCAACAACTCAGAATAAGTCATTTAACTTAAATACAAATCTAACATCTGCTCAACTTGCTTATGTTAAACAAGGTTTCTTCACACTTTATACAGAAGATAATGAGTTTTTACTTGGTCAAGAAGGAGTTGTTACTAAAAATACAGTTGCTTCTTCTACTTCATATGGAGTTGCTGCTAAGTATTCTAACTTCTATACTAAATACTATGATGGTATAATTAATACAAAAGACTTTTTCTATGATAATAGACTATGGCTTGATTCGAGTGGTGCTGATAATGCAATACTTGGTTACTCAGTTGGTGTTACCTTTATAGATGGTGAGGCTGTTGCAACAGGTTCTAACGTTGGTAATACATCTTCTTACGCTGGTTACAACTACATAGTATTTGATTCAAGTTCTTCCGTATTTGATGATGAAATTGATCTTCAAGTTTTTGAACAATTATTATTCCCAACTTCTGAGAGTAATAAAGGTACATTTACAATCGTTTCTAACTCAGTTGTTCCACTTGATGGTCCGGATGCCTTAGCTTTGAAATTGGGATTTGTCAATACCGCAACTCAATTCTTCTTCGCTTATCAAGTAAATGAGGAGGTTGTTTTTGAAGAGTTTGAGACTTCATTAGTATATGATTATCTTACTAAACATTATCTAAAAATATATCTTGATAATGACTCATTATTAAATGTTGACTTCCAAGATGTGTTGTTAGAATCTGATGTAGATGTAAATGTTTTAGCTAATAATACTTTCTATATTCAATCAGAAAAGTCTAACTATACTCAAACAATTGAAATTGAAACTCCTTCAGGATATGTTCAAGTTCCTAATAAGATATTAATTGATGGAGCTAGATACACTGAACTTAAAGTTGGTGATTTCTTAGAAGCTTATGTTGATACTACGTTATTACAGACTGGTGAATATCCAAGAAAAATGACAAGAATTTTAAGTAAAAGACAATATGCTGGTGATACATCATTAACAGAGGTTACTTGTGATGCTAGAATTGCTACTACATTATTTGGTACTGACTTACAAACTACAAGATTTGTAACAATTGACCAATACGCTACTACATATAAGGCTATATCTCTTAAAGGATTTAGAATTAGACAAGCTTCGATGCCAGATGGTACTGAGGCTAAACAAAATCAAGTTCTTAATTTGGTCGCAAAAGGAACACCATTGTTCAAAGCGTTAACAAATAAAGAATCAATTGATTTCAGATATTTAATTGACTCTTTTGGATTAGGATTAACAGAAAGATCTAAACAACAATTACTTGATATTTGTGGAGATAGATTAGATGCATTTGGATTCTTAAATATGCCTTCGTTAAGAAGCTTTAAGAACTCTTCATCACCGACATTCGTTAATGCTGAAGGTGTTTTACAAGCTGAGTATGTTGCTAAAGGTGGTGACCCTGAAAGTAACCCAGCATTCCTTTACTCATTTGGTGATGGTGCTGGTACAACTTGTGTAGGTTACTTTACACCTTATGTTGTTGTGAATGATAATGGTAGACCAATTGACTTCCCACCAGCATCTTATGTAGCTACAACTTATATGAGAAAACACATTTCTAATGTTGGTAGTGTTACTCCTTGGACTATCGCTGCTGGTGTTACTAATGGTAGAATTACAAATATCAATAGTCTTGAAATGGACTTTACTCCAAGTGACATCGAGTTCTTAAATGTGGCTCAAATGAACCCATTAGTGTTCAAGAGAAACAGAGGATTCGTTATCGAAACTGAAAATACTGGACAAACTCTTTATAAATCAGCACTTTCTTACATTCACGTTAGAGAGGTATTGATTGAACTTGAAAGAGAATTATCAAGAATGTTGTTAGACTTCCAATGGAAATTTAACACTCCTGATATTAGAGCAGAAATTAAACTTAGAGCAGACGTTATCTGTGAAACTTATGTAAGTAAGAATGGTTTATACAACTACTTTAATAAAATGGATGATGAAAACAACACAGCTGAAATCATTGACAACCAAATCGGTGTTCTTGATACATATGTTGAACCAATCAAGGGTATGGGTGTTATTGTGAATAACATTACAATCTTGAGAACTGGAGCAATCAGTGCAGGTGGATTCATCAACTCATAAGAATTAAATAAAAATCAATGAAAATCCCTCAGAAATGAGGGATTTTTTTATTTTAAATAAACTTATTTGTTATTACTTAATATAATAGAGGAAATAATATAACTAATATATAAAAAAAATAATATAAACAAATATGTCAGATAACAACGATAAACAGGAAATGTCAGAAGAAGACTACTTAAAAAGACACCTTTCTGATTTAGAAACTGGTAAACAACAAGCTCTCAACTCAGATATCCCTTTTGTGGAACCTGTTGTTGATAACACACGAACAAATGATTTAAATTTCTTTAATTTTGATATTAGAGAATTACCTTGTGGTCAATTTTACCCAACTGGTACATTATTCATGATTAGACCAGCTCAAGTTAAAGAAATTCAAGCTTACTCAATGGTTGATGATGAAAACTTCTATGATATTATTGAAAAAATGAATGACATTTTGAAGTCTTGTGTTAGAATTAAATATCCTGATGGTAAATTAGGATCTTTTTTAGAGATTAAAGACCAAGATAGATTATTTTTAGTTTTCTTAATTAGAGAGTTAACATTTCAACAAGGAACTTCATTAGCAGTTACAACTAAATGTCCTAGCTGTTCAACAGAGATTTCTGTAGAGTTAAAAAGAGAAACATTTTCTTTTCACGAAATTGATGAAAAATTAGATAAATTCTTTAATCATTCTACAAGAACATATAACTTTAAGACAGTTAATGGTAAAACTTTTGAACTAACTCCACCAAATATTGGATTACAAAAAGCTTTCACAGATTATATTGTTAAAGAAAATAATGAAAAAAGAACTCCTAACTTATCATTCTTGAAAATTATTCCATTTATGTTGGCTGGTAGATCGGCTATTACTTATGATGGTATCAAATCTAAGTTAATAGAATTTGAAGATATGGATGATATCTCTTTCCAGTTCTTAAACGCCGCTGTTAGTAAGATGACTTTTGGTATTAAAGAATTAAAAAAGAATTGTGAGTGTGGTGAGGAGGTCCACACAGACATGCAATTTCCCAACGGAGCGTCAGGTATTTTCGTTATTCATGATGCCTTTGAAGCATATATTAAAGAATAAGTTACTATTACAAAAACATTTCCACACACAAGAGTGGGCTATGGATAATTGGCCGTTCTGGATGTTAGAAGAAAATGTTAAGATAGTTAACGAAATTATGGAAGAAGAGGAATCAAATAGAAAGAAAGAAGAAGAGGTACAACAAAAAGGAATGCCAGATACCAGTTCGATGATGAAAAATGCATCAAATATGGGTAACATGGGGAATAACTTTAGTATGCCAAGTATGTAAAAAATTAAAACCAGTAAATAACTTTACTGGTTTTTTTATGTCTTAATAATTTAAAATAAAAAAACCCATCAAAATGATGGGTTTTTATTTAATATTTATAGATTAATATCCACTAACTAATGGTGGGTTAATACCAAAGTTTTGGTCGATATATTCATCAATGAAGTAATCATAAACGAAATCAACCGGAACTGATTCAATGATGTTGTTTGATGACCAGTCAAGTGAATAACCAGCTAATTTTGTAATTTGACAGTTTTGGAAAGTAACACGTCTTAATACAACACCTTTTTTATCGTGTTGGTTAACGATGATAGTACCAATAATATCACTTTTATAGTGAAGTGAACCATTTTGAGAGTTAAATACTAAATCATACCATGCTTTCATTGTGTTCCAAGTTTCCATAGAACCTTGTTGATTAACATTCACCTGAATTGGAATAGATAGAGTACCATCTGTTTTATTAGGTGATGTCATAAACATTCTAGTTGAATATTTAAATCTTTGTGTTTTTGCAGTAACATCAAACTCTGTTAAAGGCATATCAATTTTAGTTGCATTTTGTAACAATAAAATCGGATCTCTTCCTTGGGCTGTTAGTATTACTGGTAATATAAAGGTTATCTCAAATAGGTTTAAGTACACCACCTCATCTGGGAGTGTTCCTGGACCACCTGGTGAACCCGAGTTTATTACTTGTGTAAAATGTGGTAATGCCATCTTATTTATATTTTTTTTTATTTAATTTGTTTGACAAATTATAACTTATATATTATATTATTTTTTGTCTCTATATAATTTATTAGTTCTTAGTGTATATATTAGTTATAAAAAGTGATTTTTTTCTAAACTATAATAAAATCATCAACTATAATTAAAAATAAACTGTGCAAATGAGAGTTTTTATGATTACAGATACACATTTTGGTATTTATCTTAATAATTTAGATAAGTGGCTCAATATGATGGAATCTACTTTTTATAACTTTGTTATACCTTACTTAAAAGAAAATGCTAAACCAGGTGATATACTTATTCACTTAGGTGACTTGTTTGATAATAGAAATAGTTTACCTATTATCGTACTTAACAAAGTAGAAAAAATACTCAAAGAAGTCTCTGATATTCTACCAATGCACATTATGGTTGGTAATCACGACCTTTGGAATAAAGGTTCTAATGAAGTTAACTCAGTTCGTCTTTATGGATATATTAATAAGAACATTACTGTTTATGAAAAAACAACAACTTTAGAAGTTGGTGGTCAGAAGTTAGTTCTGATGCCTTGGGTTGAGAAAAGAGTAGATATGATTAATGAGTTATCTTCTAATAAAGGAGACTATCTTATGTGTCACTCTGACCTTAATGGTTGTAGAATGCACTTAAACTCAGTTGCTCATAGAAATCCAGATAAAATTGATGTTGAGAACTTCTCAGCTTATAAAAATGTATTCTCAGGACATATTCACATTAGACAAGTAAACAGTAACTTTATGTTTATTGGTTCATTGTATCAAATGGATAGAAATGATTATGGTGACCAAAAAGGAATAACTGTCTTAAATTTAGAAGATGATTCTATTGAGTTTGTACAAAATACATATTCACCTGTATTTAAGAAAGTAAGAGTTGTTAATGAAGATGATGTTGAAGAGTTAGAATCATTAAAAGATACTAAAGATTATATTGATATTGCTATATCTAATAACTTACTTGTTTCTAATAGAAAGTTAAGAAGAAAGTTAGAAGTTATTTTAGAGAAAAGTAACTTTGCTTCTGTTGAGTATATTGACGATATAACAAAAGAGTTAGTTGATGGTGAAGAAGTAAATGAGTCTGTTGAAGTTGATGAAGATTCTATTGATATATCTATTCAATTAGACTATGAGGATTATGTTAAAGAATACATTCTAAAACAGAAATATGATAATGAAAAATTCAAATCTGGTATACTTACCGAATTTGATGATGTGATTAGAATTTACAAAGAAAATTATACTACAAATAAAAATTAAAATGAGAACTGAAGTTTCTATTGACACGATAAATGTTTATAATCGAGTTATGTCTGGTAAGTTTTATAGTGAAAGACTTGCTATCTATTCTGAAAGATATCTTAATAAAATATTGAGATTATTAGAAGAAGAAGATGAATTTGAGAAATGTATAATCTTTAAGAAGTTTATAGAGTCAAGATTTGACCATAAATCAAATTATACTTTATAATTTTACTAACTTAATCTTTAATTCATTTGTACCTTTTATCAATCTGTGATAAACACCCATTGGTATAAATATTTCACCTTCAATATTCTTTGGTAATTCATTATCCAATTGTATTTTCCAGTCTGTGGTTTCAATGGATTCGATTATTCTATCTTCTCTATCACGGTGCCACATAAACTCACCAGAATCAGTATTTTGACTGAATATTCTGATAAAAGTATTATCACTTATTTTATTTTCTTGAAATGGTAAAGACATTTTACTATTATTTACTTTATTAACCAATTTACATATTTATCTACTCCCTTTTGACTCTTAAAGTTTGGATAATTTTCTACTGAATTTTCAATTTTTTCAATTATCTCACTCCAAAGAGGTTTAAATATTTCTCTATCTTGTTCTGATAACTTACCTGCTGATGCTGAATCAATCAGTGGAGATATGAAGGATTCTATTGTCGTTTCATTCGCTCTTGGTGAATAATTAACATCTACAATGTTAATCTTTTTATTCTTAGTATCAATTAAGAAGTTATTTGGCTTTGATGGGTCAATAACAATGCCATTTTTAACTAATTGGTCCGTTTCTTCAACTAATTTATCAAAGGCAGATTGTGGAAGATTTGCAATTTCCTTTATTATAGAAAGATAGGGTTCTTTTGGTAATCCTCTACCACCAGCTGGAATTCCAACTTGCTTACGAAGAATTTTAATAGGTTCGTCTCCAATAATACCCCATTTACTTTCGTGTTGTGATCTCGCAACTGCTTGTCCACAATTAAAATCAACTGGAAAGTCCACTGGTATAATCTCAGTGACTTTAAACTCTTCAGGTCTATTTACAACAGACTTTTTTAACCTTAAAACTAAATTAGGATAATTTGGTATCTCAAATACCATAGCATTTCCTCCACGTCCTAATTCTTTTTTATTAGGATCAGATATTATTTGATTTATTTCATTTACACTTGGAATTTTTGAAGTACTTTCAAATAATTTATATGATTTTAAATGTTTCATTTACTATATAATATTTTTTACCAGAATCCAGGATAAGTTTTACCGCCCCAAAGGTGTCCATATTTGTTTATTCTACAAGCCCAGTATCCAGCTTTAGTTTTATCTTTCTTCATATCACAATTGTGTCTAGAAGCAAAAGCTTTTCTTGCTTTAGGATTACTAACTTTAGCTGTTAATCCACCATGAACATCACCAAAAGCTATCTTTTTAACTTTACCTGTTTTTGGATTCTTCACATAAACGTGGTATTTCTTAGTTCCACCTCTCATAGGGTGATTTAATTTAACTTCCTTATCATGGTATTTAGCTTCTTGTATAGCTTCAATATTTTCCATAGGTAAATCCAAAGGAACTAATTCACCATTGTACATTCCAAACTTACCAATATCAGTTGATTCATATAATTCTTTATCAACATCGCATAAATTAACTCTACCTAAGTCAAATAGTTCTCTCGCTTCTTTGATTACGTTAAAGAAAGCTTCTGATCCAGGCCTGAATATATTTTCAGTAATAGGTTTGTTATTCTCTAAATGATATTTAAGAGATTCTGATATGTTAATAGATTCAGTGAATTTTACAACTTCCATATTGTTAATTATTTATTTAATGATCCTATAAAGTCTTGTATGCTCATAACTTTAACATCTGATTCTGGATTTACCTCTTCTGATCCACAATTACAATCATCACAACATCCACATCCTTCTTCTCCGCTACAATCATCACAACATCCCGATGTTTCACTTTCTTCATCTTCTAAGAAGTCCGTTCCTCTAAGTTCTTTGCTTGATTGTTTATCAACTTCATATTCATCAGTTGGTTGTCCAAAGTCGTCTGAGATACCTAAATCGTCATCGTCATTTGATATGCTTATTGTAATGAATGATTCGAATTTTTCAATTTTGTCCATAGACTTCTTGAATTCTTTCTGAACTTTTTCATTATCCTCAACTTCAGTTTTGAATGATGGTTTTTCTTCCTTATCTTTTTCTAAGGATTTAGCAGTAAATAAAACCTCTTGGTCTTTTACTTTTTCTTCTTTTGATTCAAATCTTTTGATTTTCATATTATTCACTTATCTTTTTTACTATTCTGGCGCATTTTTCATACTCCTCATTTTGTTCTAACTCTTTAATGTAATCTAAGAGTTGTCTTCTGTCGGATAATTCTAGTCTAATTCTAAATCTTATTTCTTCTAACTCTTTCATATTCATAGCAGAGTGGTCAATTAGTTTATTAACTGTATCTCTTTCAAACTTAGTACTACTTCCAAATCTATCCCAAGTATATATATTATTATCACTTAGAAATTTAACTATCTCATCAACACATAAATCAATTCTTGACTTAACTGTATTCATAGATTTCTTTTTCTTACCAAATACCTTTCTAAAGAACCCTTCATTTATGAATTCTTCGTAATTATTTATCTTTGACATAATGATTATATATTAATTTTGAGTATTAAGAAATGTAAAATTAATATATAATGAAAACCAATTAAAATTAAATGTCAGAAAAGAATCTTTATTTCTTTAACAAAGAAGGAGACTATCTAAATTTCAGTTATAATGAATTTGATCAAAGATTTGAGGGAAATATACTTTTTCATGAAAATTCTAATGATACATATAAAACGTATGGAATTTACACACTAGAAAAAATAGATTCATTTGAGTATGAGTTACCAGGTCAGTTAACAACTGATAAATTTCAATTATTCAACGATTATGGACTTCACTTTTATTCAGCTAAGTATGCTACTCAGAGTGTAATAAAAGTAGAACCTGTTAATAATGATCCTGATTTTTATACAAAGTGGATTTATGGTGATGATTTTGATGTTAAGTTTCCACTTGGTACACTAATTAAATTCAATAGTTCAATTTTAGAGTTCATAAATCTAAATCAAACATATGTTGTTGTTAGTTCTAAAAAGGGAGCTATAATGATATTATCTCAAATGGATAATGCAACATTTGAAACATCATATTATCAAATATATTTAGATGAATATGGTGATAACTTTGAGGACATAACAATATCTGGTATTAATGCTGTTGGTGTTTATAATTATATTAAACCAGATTACTCTAATAATTTATCTCTTTGGTCTGAACCTAATTTCTATGATAAGTATTATGTTGGTAAGAAACTGAATATAGTTAATACCGAAAAAAATGATGGTATTTTAACAGTTAAAGATATAGATGTTACAGATACTGCACATTTTGAGTATTATGTTAATAAAACATCACTTCCTACTAATACAAATCTTGTAATGGAGGTTATAACGAGAACTGATGTTCCAAAGGTATATGAAGGTGAAATTGATTTAACATCTAATAATAGAATATATGTTGATCCAACAAACTATCCTCAAATATTAAAATCTGGTACTGAGTTTAAAGTAATAGGATCTGTGAATAATACTAATTTCTTTACAGTTGCTAGTGTACCTGACTTTAACTATATTACAACGACTACTTATCACGCTACACAATCTCAAGTTTTATACAAAAATAGAGTATATCAATGTGTTAAAGGATATACTCAAAGTTACGGTGGTGCAATTAGTGTTTCTTATATAACACCAGATAATACAGAATATTGGGGAGCTCCTGACCATATAAAAGTTAATGAGGCTATTACTCCTGATACTTTACTATTTGGTCAATTATATTTAACAACAGATAGATATTACTTTGATTTTGGCTGGACTGGTTCAAATGCTATAACACTTGCTTCAGTAGCTCAAAAATACCAAGAGGATTTAAAAATTTTTAATATTGACTTATATTACAAAGATAATAAGTTAAGAGCTGATTTAGTTTACCCTAGTAAATATTCAACTGTTAATTTTTATCATACTCAATTAGGTTCAACATATTCAATTGGTAATATGTTAGAAACTCGTGAAAGATTAGTTGAAGTTGTGGAAACATTAAACTATGAGTTTAATTATGATTATTCCGAGAATATAAAATATAATATTGTTTTTACTGATTTAGATGAATATGGATTTAAAGTTACTATAAATGGAATGGTATATGATGAAGAAGTTGCTTTTGTTTATACTGGTTCTGAAATTGATATGGAGAGAACTATCGATAGAACTCTTAGAAACTGGTTAACAAGATATTATGTTCAACTTTATACATTAGGTATAAATGCTGAGATAAAATATATTGGTAATTACAATTCTATATTCTACAACTCTATTGTACTTATTTCTGAATATCCTAATGTTCCTATGATACTTAATAGTGTTTTGGTTGGTTCAACCGCTAACTTTTATATTGAACATTCACGAGTTTTACTTAATGATTTAGGTCCCTATTTTAATATTAATATAAATAACAATGATTATGGAGTATCCACTGTTTATGGAGCTTCTGCTATTCCAAATATACCAAGTACTTTACAAAGTTGGGTAGACTCACATGCTGAGACATTACTACCTTTTGATATAATTGTGATTAATATA